GCACCACGACCTGTAATTGCAGATCCAACACCGGCAGCATAGTATTCACCACCTTGTTGAGTTTCCCATTTACCAGCAGCCTGACTATCTTCTTTCAGTCTTGTTTTAAATACTTCTTTATACTCTGGAGTATCCATAAGTTGTTTTGCTTTACGTCCAAACCTTACAGATAATTCAGTTGTGTTAGTTGATTGAATAATTTTTAATTTAGGATTTCTACCTACCATCCACGCAGGAAATAAATAACTGGCAAATTCAGATTTAGTATGTCTAGGTGCCATGTTAATAATAACACGTTTTGTTTTGCCATTGGCAATGTCATTAAATTTTTTAGCAACATCTTTGTGATGTCTACCTTCTATAAAATCTGGCCATACGTGTTTAACGAAAGCCATGAAATCATTTTTAATATCTGTTTCTTTTTTCTTCTCTTTCCATTTATTCATGTAAAGAGCGAATTGCCTTTTAATATCAGGTGGCAGCTTATCTAAATTTTTTAATTTCTCTTTGTCCATAATTGCATTCGAAAAAAATTTTCGCAAAATTTTTTCAGATATGTTTTCAAATAACCAAAAGTATTTTAGGGTTACTTATATATAAAACCTTATATATTACTAAGTATATAGAGACTCCTGTAATTTACAAGCGAATAGAATTAACAAGAAAGTTCAAACTTTAAGAATGGGTTGGTACCTCTATCGCTCGAGCGAGCGAAGCGAGCGAGTCCCCGCGAGCGAAGCGAGCGGTACAGTTCCGGCGCCGCAGGCGCCTGCGACATTTTGTCGCATGTGACATTTTGTCACATGTTGTTGCACCACGCGACATTTTGTCGCGTGGCTTATTAACACTAGGAGGTTGTTAATCTAGTAATACCATATATGCATCCGCGTTATGTTCTCTAAAATAATCTAAGCCCTCTCTAACTAAAGCCCATTTTTTAGAGTGTCCAACAATGCCAACTTCCTTGTCTTCCAATGTTGCGTCTAATTCATTGATAAATATATCATCATGAATTTTTGCCTCATGTGGTGTAAGTAAAACAGATTCTCCTGTAAATCTATTTTTTCTTTCTTCAGTTGCGTCAATCATTGTTTGTTGTTTTAATTGTCCCATTTTATTTCTCCTTTATTTGTTAATAACGTATCTTAGCATAATGGCGATTAACTCGCCATTGCCAATATTGTCGCACTTGTATGTTCTTTAATATACTTTTTTAAATACTTCATACATTGATTTTTATTTAATAAATATCCATCTAATGTTGGTTTCATTAATGGGCATTTGTCATCATGTCCGAACCCTGTTACAGCATGTACAATTTCATGATACACAATATTTCTTAATGCGTCTTGGCTCATATCAACCGCTCTTTTTGTTATCCAAATTTTTTTATCTTTTAATTGAGCAACACCTAAAACATTATGATCTCTAGCCTCTCCAATTCTAACTTCAATTCTAGGTAAAGTTCTAAATACTTTCTTTACTTCATAAATCATATTAATTACTTGTCTTCTCATCTTGTAAGTGTTGTCGTTCATTTTAAAGTTTTTTATTTGTTTTGTTTTCATTTTCTTTCTCCTAGTTAATAATCGTATCTTAGCACAATGGCGGGATACCCGCCATTGTCATTATTGTCGCACTTATAGTTGTGTTATTTGGTACTGTTGTATCAATACTAAAACAGCTAAGGCAACACTAACTATACAAAACGATATACCTGTAATTCTTAAAGTGTTTTCAGTTTTAGCCATTCTTTTTGAAAGCACTAATTGAGTATCAATAGTTGATTCAACTATTCCAGATAGTTGTTTAATGTGATCACTAGTTTGTAAATGTGCCTCTATATTTTCTTTGTTCATGTTTTACTCCTTTGTTTGTTAATTTCCCTATCTTAGCACAGTCCTAAGTCTAGGGCTATTGTCATTATTGTCGCACTCGGTTATTTTAGTTTCTACCCAATCTTTTGACCAAACATAGTTTGGATCTTTTGGGTGCTTGACTTTTGTAACCTCAATCGGTGTTTCCAGAGGCTCGGTTCTGGGTGCAATCGCAATTATTTGTTCAATGTTATGATTTGCAAAATCATCATAACAACGCTGACTACAAAAATATTGATACATTTTATTGTACCAACGCTGAACTTTTATTTTTTTAGTTCTTAGAACCTTTGAACCCTTGACACCTCTTATTCTGTCTTGAGTATGTTTTTTATGACACTCTGTGCCATGACAATATACATATTCATCAGCCATTAGTTTATCTCCTTTTCGCTAGTTGTCATAAATACAAAATCTTGAGTTGCATTTCTAAAACCATTTTGAACAATATCCCAATATGTTAAAATTGTTTTACCATTTTTAGCTGTCCATAAACCACAACCCTCAGTCCACATACCCTCACGCCAAATAAACTCATCATTATGTTTTTTGGCTTTGTATCCGATCTTGAACTTTGTTCCTATTTCTACTTTCATTTTTTACTCCTTTTGGTTAATGATCGTATCTTAACACACTAGCCCATTAAGGGCTAGTGTACATATTGTCGCAATTAGTTTGTCACTAATTGTTCTTTCATTTGTGCTTTTGCAATCGCTATCTTTTCATCTCTAGTCAATTCAACTTCATCAGTTAAAAGATCAGCTAGATTAGTCGGACTATAAATTGAAAGTGCCATTGAACTATGAGCGTCAAGGACAGTTTCATTTAGAGCAACTCCGAGTTTATCAGCTAACTCTTTTGCTTGATCAAAGTATCGGTAAGATTTTAAACCTAACTTTAACTTTTGCATTTTTTCATCAACATGGTTGAAAAGTTTTTCATGTGCCATGACAACATTTTCTTTAGCAACTTCAAACGATTTAAACCACTCGTAGTTTTCACTATCAGTTTGAAACATACGATTATGACAATAAGAACTTCCAATTACCCAAATCTTAAAATCATTTTCCCAACTGTTTTTGTATTTAACAGTTTGATTTGAACTTGAGTTATTGTCATTACTAAAGCCGAGATATTTATTGATCTCACTTTCAGCATTATAATAACTAGGACTTCTTTTGTCGTAGTCATTGGCTAGTCTTACATTATAATCTGGATCAAGACCTTTTGATCTTAACTCATCTCTATAATAAGAAGTTAGAAAGTCCTTATCAGCTTTAAACTCAATATGAACATCATCTAACACTTCTTTTGGATTGCCATTGTAATCAACGTCCATACGAGGTGTTGCATTTTGAACATAGAAACAATTATCATGGTGCAACTCGCCACCATTTCTTTCGCCATATTTATTAATCATGGCTCTAATTGTATCTACATCTTCTTGAGGTTGATGAAATCTTACAAGTTGTTCAATCTTTGTTTTAGCAACTGAACGCATATCATTGTAAGTTTGGATAGCCTCATTATGTTTTGCTTTGTATTTTGAACCACTTTCAAAATGGTCTTGGAATACATCAGCAATCACTTTACGCTTTTCAGCATTAAGTGTTAGTCGTTTTTCTTTTTGCATATTATTTACTCCTTTTGGTTAAGATGAAATACTAACACAATGGCTAATTAAAGCCATTGTGCAGATTGTCGCAGTTTTATTTTAGTTCTTCAACTATATCAACTTTGATATTTTCCATACCCATTTGGTCTGGCTCATCTTCTCTAGCCTCAAAATATTCATCATCATGAGTTTCAAAAAGTTCTTGAGCCTTTTTTTTATTTTCAGCTTCAACTATTACAGTTTCCCAAATGTCAGCTGTGTAGTGTATCTTAAATCTCGGCATATTATTTACTCCTATATTTAATTGTTAATAAAATCGTATTATAGCACGTTTCACGTGAAACATAAATATGACAGATTGACGCATGCAGTTTAGAATAATTCTAAAGTGGCTGCGACAAATTGTCGCAGGGCAATCTGTCATGTTGACAGAGTTTCAAGCTTCAAGCCCCAAGCTTCTGGGTGTGACAATTTGGTGAATTTAGAAAAATTTTTTTTCGTGCAATAATTCCATTATGTTTAATTTAAATAAATTTAATACACAAAAAGAAATTTGGGACGAACCATCTTTAATAGATGAGGTAGAAGATACCAAAAACTATTATGGGTTGTTTCCTAAATTTTGGTACAACAAACCTACTGATAAGACTATGGAGGAATTGGAAAAAATGATTAAAGAGAATTAGAGAATGGTGCCTCATTTGTAAGTTTATCGCACCTTAAAAACTATAAACTTTCAAGGGATACCCCCACGTCACACCCCTCGCTGTGAGGCAGTCTTCGTTGGGGGCTGATCCCTGGTCCATTGGATCCTGACAACAGTTCAGCATCACTCGAGCAATGGACCTGGGATCAGTAGCATGGGCTGGTCATTATTGCTAGCCGGGCCCCTGAGCCCGGCGTAAGCATCAAGCAACAAGCTGCGACAAATTGTCGCGCGTCAATCTGTTTCTTGACTCAAAGCGTCAAGCATCAAGCGACAAGCTGCGACAATTATGTAAGGTGAATAAAAAAAGAATTAGTTTAATATAATAAAAAAAACCAAGGAGTAAAAAATATGAATACAAAAGAAGCTTGGGCGCTGGTCGGTGGACTAAGTAAGCCCTCAAAAATGCCTGGATGGTCAATTGGTATTCCAGCTAAGGAATGCAAGACCGGCAGCAAGTTACGATTAATTAAAAATTCTGTCTGTGCGGCATGCTATGCCCTGAAGGGTATGTATAGATTTAGTACTGTACAGAAAGCTCAATATAAGAGGCTGGACGCTATAAAGAATCCATACTGGGTTGAAGCAATGGCAGCTCTTATCAATTCAAAAAAACCTGATGTGTTTAGATGGCATGACAGCGGCGACGTCCAGGATCTAGACCACCTGAATAAAATTTATGAGGTCTGCAGGTTAACACCAAGCAAACGTCATTGGATGCCAACCCGGGAGGCCTGGATCAAGGACCACCTGACCAGCTGTCCGGATAATTTAGTTATAAGATTCAGTTCTCCAATGGTTGATCAGGGACCAGTCATGAGCTGGCCCAATACGTCGACAGTCTCAACGAAGAGTCGAACCTGTCCGGCCCCTGACCAGGACAATGCTTGCGGTGATTGTAGAGCATGCTGGGACCCTGAAGTAAAAAATATTGAATACGGACAGCATTAATGATTAAACATAAAACAAAATATACTTTTATGTATAGATCCAGCTGCGGGCATTTAATGCGCCCTGAATCATTTTTAAATATTAACAAAGGCCGGACGCTGTCAAGCAGCCAGCTCAGGGCCTTAGGAATAACAAAGGTAAAATTAAAAGATGTTCGTATTTAAACACCCGAAATATTATGAAGAGCTCCGCAAGGAGCTCAAAAAATTAGGAGAGAAAGAGATGAAGGATGAAGCAACAAGCGACAAGCAGCAAGCAACAAGCAGGAAGGACCAAGCATCAAGCAACAAGCGACAAGCGCCTGAGCAAGACAGCGATTAAGATCCATGAAGCCTGGTGCGTAGCGAACGGCTACAAGCGTCAAGCGACAAGCTGCGACATTTTGACGCAGGACAATTTGCCTGTTTACAAAAGTTCGGACTACAAAGCCTCAAGCATCAAGCGACAAGCAGCGTAACCGGTGGCACAGGGGGCCTGGGTCAGGCCTCCGGCAACAAGCTCCCGGATTCTTTTCCCCTCATAAAGTTTTGGAAGCATACAAGAGGCATCCAAAACTAGGATAAATGTATTCTCAGGATGCTTCACATGGAAAGCTATTTGGTGTGGAGAAAATTTAATTTTATTTGTTTTAGTGTACTTTAACTCAACAGTGAAAAAGTGGCCAGAATTATTATACCCCAATAGATCGGGAGTACCAGGAACGCTAAGGTTTTCAATCCTAATCCAGGATATTTCAGTAAGATTTCTTTTAACTTGTGCATAGAATTTAGTCTCGGGTTTCATTGGTTTTTCACACAAACATGCTTAACCAATTTTCTTCAAAACCTTACCCATATTCCATGTTTCAGCTTGAACTGTAAAGACTAGTCGATGTGACTCTCTATGGCCAATTAATTTATTTTCCATTAATTGTAAAGAAGAAATGTCATAATATTTTCCATCAGGTAAACAAACTTGAACACGAGCGTTTCCAGCTGCATCTGATTTCATCATCTTATCTAATATCTGTCTAAGTAATTTTCCTTGCATAATTTCTTTTTATATGGGGCCCCAGTATCAGTTGAGGGAGTAAATCTCAAGGTCGTAAGCCGAACCCCATAAAACAAATCAACATTGTCAGGTCGAACCAGAATACTATTGTTATAATATTTTGCCCTAACAACAGTTGATATATTATTATTGTTATGCTAAAAGTCAATAGAGGTTAAACTATGTCACAACGTGAAAAAGGTAGAACATTTGATGGTATTTCAAGACCCTCAGATGATAATTACAGAAAAAACTTTGATAGAATATTTAAAACTAATCCTGTAGCAAAAGAGGTTAGAACACCAAAATTTAAATCAAAAGTAGTAGAGGATAAAACTAAATACAATAGAAAAAAAGAAAAGACTACATCAGAATTATTGATGGAAGGTTATGAGGAAGAAAAAAAAATATATGAACAACAAGAAAAAGAAGAACAGGCTAACGCTCAATCAGATAATTTAGAGATGGAGAAATTAAATGGGACTACCTAAAAAATTAACAGAACAACAGATTAAATTTGCAAACTTATTAGTTTGTGAAGAAGGTAGAAAGACTGCTACTCAATGTGCTATTGAAGCAGGTTATTCAAAAGAATCAGCAAGACACTCAGCCAGCGTATTACAAAATCCTAAACACTATCCACTAGTAGTACAATACATTGGTGAACTTAGAGCTGAATGGCAGAAAAAATATGATGTTACATTTGGATCTCATATTACAGAGTTAGCTAAACTTAGAGATGAAGCTAGAGATAAAAAAGCCTGGTCAGCTGCAGTTAACGCTGAAGTTGCACGAGGTAAAGCTGCGGGTCTGTATATTGAACAGAAGATAATCCGAACAGGAAAATTAGAAGACTTATCAACAGAAGAGTTAGAATCCCGAATGAAACAAATAATTGACGATTATAGTCCGATTCTGGAAAACGTTGAATTTGAAGAGTTAAAAGAAAAAGTAAAAGACATACCAAAAAGGAAAAAAGAAGACTCATTAAACTAATCTAAATAAGTTAACTTCTTTACACAAGAAGTTGGAAACACAGATCTTTCTGAAAAAGTAATACCATCTTCATCAACATCATAACCTGCAAATATTTTAACAGTCTCTTTGTCTTTACTAAACAACCAACCTTCACTTACAGGTGTTGCTAATTTCATCTTTTCAAATTCTTTAACAGTGCCCCAACCACCTTCAGTGATGATATCAATCCAGTCTATTCTGACACGTCTATATGGAAACTTAATCTCTTCCTTTATAGTTTTTGGTTTGATGTATGTATCAATTCTTCTAGATTTCTTTTTTCTCATAACTTCTTATATCTCCTTATACTATTTTTTAGCATTACTTTTTTATAAAAAAAGTTAAAATGCTAGCTCTAAATTGGGTTTCTCAGAACAGAAATAAACGTTGATATACAACACTTTTTAAAAAGTGTATGTTCTAAAAGTGTTGATACACTTATGTTCTGGATGTTCTGAGCTGTAAACTGCATTTTATTTAATGATTTCAATAGTTTGTTCCAATGTTCCAATGTTCCAGTATTTTTAAAATTTAAAAAAATATTTTTTTCATTTGATAAAAATATCCTTATAGGTGGAACATGACCCCTGAAGCCAGATGCCTGATACAAAGTAGTAAACACATGTTAACTAGCCTCCTGCCCCATTTTGGACATTTTTTGGTCATAATATTCATTCACTCTTCTTAACCATTGCCACACGTATCGGTTGAATTCTTCACCTTCAATTGTAAATTTTTGAAACTGATTATCTTTAGTACACATAAGAACAACACCTTTGTTAATTTTACTACCATAAACAGTATTGTGAGCCATGGCATATGCTGCAAGTTGTACGAAGTAGTCTTCAACCCATTCACGTTTTTTTAACTTATTAGATTGTTTAAAGTCTACTATCGCTTCAGATCCTTCATATACCCCACATAAGTCAGTGGCCCCGGCGTACAGTCCGGGATAGTACAAAGCCACCTCAGACCCCCATATTTCGTCCATACAGCCCTCTAGACCCTCATCGATGATAGTTTGGGCCATTACCCCTGCAAGCTGCCCCTGATCGCTTAAATCAGCGTGTCTAGCGTCTAATAGATAAGACTCAATTATATGGTGCATAATAGATCCACGATTCGCTGCAGTATTTTTAATGTGTTCAGCGTTATCAGATCCAACTCTTTTCATCCAATTTTGAAGACTAGCTTTCTTCTCTTCAGATTGTGTTGCTTGTAGGATTGTAGTCACAGATGGTAGTTTCTCATCATTAATAATATAATGACGTTGGCCTTCTATGGCTTCTCTTATTGTCTTAGGATACTCGAACTTCTTATTCCACTTTATCATTGATTGCTTTCTGTATGTTGTTAATAATTTCTTTAGATTTTTTTATAGATTTTTCTGTTGCTTCAAACTCTAGTTCACAGTCTTTAATCAAAGCTTTCAACTCCCAATAAGACTCAACTAACATTCTGTTACCATGTACAACTAGTACATAAAGTGCGTATGGGTTTTTAAATAAAAGCATTGTTGATGCAAATAAATGTACATGCCATGGATGCCTTCTAATTTTAGATAATTTTTTAAGTTGATATAAACATTCATTAAAATCTCTACATAATGGTTCGTAGTAGTCTTTTCTAACTTCATCCATGTATAGCTCAGCTTTTCTGTTTTTTACAATTAGATTTAATTTAACTTTAGATAAGTCTTTTGTCATATTATATTAATCGTGATCCTTTCTTTATGTTATGTT